TGGATTGTAGCGGCAAAGGAACCTGTGCCAGAGCCAGTAACATCACCAGTAAGGGTGATTGTCTGATCACCAGTATTGGCTCCAATATCATCACAGTTGCCTTCGCCGTCGAGATAGGTGGTGGTGCCAGAGCAGATCGTTGAAGCATTGGTATTTGTTCCGCCGCCACCCCCACTGCCCATGTCCGTTGAAACATCTGTGAATGATTGTAAGTCCCAATTCGTTCCATCGAATAACCACACGGTCATGTCACCAGATGCGGTGGTGATGTCTACAGAGCCACAATCTAACCCAGACGATGTACAATCGTAAACAGTTGCGCCACCAGAACGGACAATAATCATTTCACCATCAGAAAGGGCTGAGCCCCCCTTATCGAAGTTGGTGATCGTTACGCCTGTAGAGGAGGACGTCCATAGAGAACTTCCGGTGATGTCGGGCGTAGTGTCACTCGCTACGAAGGTGTCGTTGTCACCGAGATCAAAGATGTCCCGGACGGTGTCACTGTCGGATATCCCCCCACCCCCAAACTGTGCCAGGGCAACAGTAGAATAGAATAGAAAGGAAAGAGAAAGAAGAAGTCGTTTCATGGCTTAGAAATCTCCTGTCTGGATTATCCTAGCGTTGGCTGCCCCAGAGACATGGGTCGTGATAGCGAGGCGAATACCTGTGGGAGGGCTGGCATAGTTGCCGTCTGCACTACCAGTCTTGCCGTTAATAGAGCTGTGAGTGAACACCGTGGCGTCGTCTTCGACAAAAGCTGTTGTTTGAAGATTATGGAAAGTATGCTGGAGGGCATAAGTTAGATCAGCCCCCGAAGAAACATCGCAACCAATACCTACGTTGAACGTGGCTCCGCGATAATTCATCTGGAACCACTGACTTTCGCATAAACCGTTCACACCGACTTCTACTCCACCAGCCGAGGCCCCAGAGGATACGACTGAATAGACCTTGGCGAAGTTCTTGGTACCAAGGGCGATGGTCGCGTTGCCGCCTGTAATAGCTTCAGTCATTACGTTCGTATAGCGGTCTTCACCAGTGACGGTGAACGTATCCCCGCTGTCGTTGCCTGCGCTGGTTATAGTGATATGCTGAGGTGTCGTGAAGGCGGTAATGCCAGACGAACCGACTTCAATGGCTCCTGCCGTGGCTGCATCGGGAGTAACTGAGACAATCGTATGAAATCTCGTCGTGCCAATGGTGACTAAGCCAAGGCCAGGGCCAGTAATATCCTCTCTGATTTCAAAGCCATTGGCATTTAGGCCCACCACTGTGAAAGTTCTGGCTGTGTCGTCAGCAGCGGCATAGAGATTAACTAGAATACCCCCTACGCCCTTATAATCTACACCACCTGCTCCATCAAGGGTCATGGCGTCAGCACCCGTGGGAGTTTGGCTGGCAGCAATTCCGTTTCGGTCATAGCCAGTAGTCAAGGCCCCGTTCATCAGGAGACTGAGTCGGGCGGCTACGAGGGTTTCTGAAGTGGTAAGGCCGTTTGCATCTACGGCATCGGGGGTAAGAGTAATGACTTTTGTTTTAGCCACCTTTATATCCTCTCAAGTAAGAGGGGGTGTTTAGCCCCCGAGATTATCGATCATTGGCGATGAAAATGTAGTCGATGTCAGCGGTTTCAGCACCAGCGGCACCGGTGTGTGGGCATCGAACAATCTCCTTGTTAATGTGATCATGCTCAAACTATTGAACACATTCTTTGCCAATCGAATTGAAGGAACCATACAGGCATATTCGATCGGATGCAACAAAAAGGCCCCATCACTCTTTTAGAGCAATGGGGCCAGTTTGGCGCGTAGGGAGGAGGGGGAGGCTACGCGCCGGGAGAACCGAAGCAGCCCCGCCAGTCAGTCCAGCCGAAGCTGTACCGCTCAGAGACCTTGTACCGGATGTTGCCGGTCTCAAAGTCGCCTTCCATTCCCTTTTTCAACGCCCGACGCTGGAACATTTTCAGGCCGTCGGGGACGTCCGTCTTGATGAACCAAGCATCAGTATCGGTGAGGCGTCGGTTGACTTTGACGCCCTCGGGCAGATAGGACATACTGTTAACAGCATTGATGTCATTATCCGCCGTACCCGAACGAAGGTTAGAGTTGATAACCCGCTCAACTTCGAAGACCAGATCGGTCGGGACGATTAGGCATACACCCTGCGCGGCGATCGGAATGCCACGATCATCCGAGACCTTTGAAACATTGATCAAAAGCTGCTCGAGAGAGGTTTCACTAAAGTCGGCCGAGGTAGCCAACTCATTGGACTGATCACCATCACCGCCGGTGGGATGATTAGTTGCGAACAGTTCCTTGCCATCGCCGCCCGTAAAGGAAGAGCTGAAGCCATTGTTGAGAATATTAGCCGCAGTGATTTCCTTCGTGTGCTGCATAGAACGAGCAAGAGCCTTCACATACTTCTTAGCCAGGGAACCATAGAGACCGTCTTCCTCTGCTTCCTCCGTAATAGCGAAAGCAAGAGCAACGGTATCGTGGTCATAGCGAGAAGTATACTGCTCACTAGCCGTATCATAGCCAACCGCAGTGCCTTCGCCTTTGACGGCGGCGGCGGCAAAGCCTTCCATGAGGACATCTTCCTCAAACGCCTTGATGGAAGAGTTGAACTCAAAAATAGCTCTCCATTGTTCGGGGAACTGCTTGTACGAGAGTCCAAAAAGGGTATTTAACCCAGGCTCCAGACCCTTCGCGAATAGTGCGCGATTCAGTGCCATGTCCTAGACTCCCGGTGTGCCAGCGCCGTGATCGATGAGCTCGTGCTCAAACGGCTGGACTTCCAAATTGACATTGGTCCCATAGGCGTTGTCAGGGGCTTCTATTTTGCCAAGAATCCTGAATGCAGCAGCACCCGTACCTGAAGAACCATTCAGTTCGGCTGCTGATTGCCCGGTAGCGGTAGAACCTGTCGCTGTGGCGTGGTCGGTGAGTTCACCAATGTCGGCTTCGACAGTGGATCCCGCACTCTGAGCACCGAAAACGATCAGAGGGTCATCGTAGACCATCGCTTCGATCTCGGTAGCGGCTGTACTTGCAGGCCAGTATTTGGAATACACAACATTCCCAGCAGCATCGACGTACTTTACACCGTTGAAAACGCCTACGTAACGATTACCGTTCGCAGCGAGTTCAATGCCACCACCGGTGACGAGTTTAACCAAGTCACCTTTGAAAATGTCAGTTCCATAGCCTGTCGCGATAGTATAGATACTCTGACGGACTGTACCACCAGTTAGGTGACGAATCGGCCAGAAACCTGCAGGCGCGTCTTTATTTGCCATATTGCTTTCCTCGAGAGGTTAATCTTCCGCGACCCGTCCAGGGCCACGAGTGAAGGTACGCTTGTGTTCCCGTTCAATAGGAACGCCTCCAGACGCCTGTACTTGGGCAAGAGCATTCGAAGTAAACTGATCCAATTCCCCGGTCTTTTTCCTGAAATATCGTTCGCGAGCAAGAGCTCGCTCTTCAGGCAGTTCGCACAGAATCATGCCTTCGACACCAATGAACCCTTCAAATTCTCCATGTGCTATGGTTGGCACATAGAAGTCGCTGGGAACAGTGTCCTTTGGCCGGGGAGACCAGCCTTCTCTGAATTTTCTTGCCACATGATGAGGTTGAGGCTTCCCCAGAATCGAGGTAGCTATCCACCTTTGTCTGAATCCCTCTCTGGCCGGAGGGGCATCTAGTACAGAAGGCGGCAACCATTCATCGGCGCGGGATTCATCCTCGCGAGATGTGTGGAGTTCTTCCGATTGGCGAGTTGAACGCTTAGTCATTGCGAATCCTCCAGGAGTTGACATTCCTTCGCATATTCACGAAGATCTTCTTCACTGGTAATTCCAAGAGTCCTAGCAACTTCCATACGCTCCGCCGTTAAACGAATACGACCTTTGGCTGGCCGCGTGTTGGACCCAGGGCCTTTTCCCGAAGATGGAAGAATAGGAGCCTTGGGTTTTGATTTTGACTCCTTCTTATATAGCTCAGGAAATCGGGCTTGTAAACGATTATCAAGCTCGTCGTAATAATCTTGGCTATCTTTGTCGTAACCTTCAGAATCAAGTTTTTGATCAACAGCCCTGGCATAAGCCGACTCAGCGGTATGCTCTGGGTCATTAAACCATCTGTTCTTGTTCCACCAAGTCATAGCTTTTTGAGGGGGAGGAGCTTCCATTTCCTTCACCAGAGGCTCTCTTGCCGGAGCCTGCATATCAGCAACCCGTGCCGCTGCTCGCATATCCGCGATCTTTTCAGTCAACTCCACTTGCTTTTCAGTATTCCCCTCTTCAAAAGCTGTATAGAGCGCGGTACGAGTTTCCTCGTATAAAGACTTAAAGGTGTCCACCTGTTGCTTATTGGCACCAGTCTCAAGCCGATCTAGACGATCCCGTAGTTGCCTATTCTCGGCTTCTGCGGCAACATTTTTTCTCTCAGCATCCCGATGTCGGGCGGTTAGTTGATCAATGCGGCGATCCCGTCGACCCTTTTCTTCTGACTTCTCTTCCTCTTCCTCCTCTTCGCCTGAAGGAGTCAGAAGATTACCCTCGTTGTCAACAAGATCAACAATACTTTCCCCGGAACCTTCCGGTTCCCAGGTCTCTTTGCCTTTAGCTAATTCCTCAACTTCCGCTTCTGACAATTCATCCATTTTATTTCCTTTGCGCGGTTACGCCGCGATGCGTTGTGGATTATTCCACGAGTTCCCAATCATCAGCAAGCATGTCCGTCTGGGAACAAAGCCACATCCCCTTCCCGTTCCAACCGGATCGGGCAACCTTGAAGCCTTGCTTAAGGGCAATGAGAGCATTCTGAAAGTCCATTATGAATACACTTTTATTTGGGTTGGATCGGAAACAGTAGCGATGATCTCATCATCGTTGATGAAGCGATATTCCTCGCCTTCTATTTCCATACGAAATTGTGTGAATTTAGGCACGATCACCCAATCACCAGCCTTGGCCCAAGGGTCACACTTCCAAGGCTGCCCGGTTTCACGATCACGCCAGCACAGGGGACCGACTTTAACTACCTGGGCACAAATAGTCAAATAGCTTTCAGCTTCTTGAGAACTATCTGTTAAATGAACGCCCCCAGCAGTAATTTTCTTTGGAGATTTCTTTTGGATGAGAATTTTCCATCCCTTTGGTTCAGGTAATACGTCAGTCGTTGTCATCGTCATCCTCCTCAGTTATGAATTTAGCAGCCTCGTTGAGGGTGTCTATAGAAAACTCAACGCCAGCGATCTGACCACAGACGTACTGATAGCTGTCATAGTCAGTACACTGACCCCGGCAGAGACCATGCTTGAGGTCTGCCAAGTGGTCATTACAAACTTGAATAAACTTATCGTACTCTGTCATTTTCCTCCTCCAGGACGCTTACACTATGCCGTGAGTCTATTCTCCCGCAAGAATTTTCAAGGTGTCACGAAAACCTTTGTCAAGGGCTTTTGCAAGGGACGCAAACTTCTTAGGAGAAAGTTCCTTAGTGCGGATTTTCCTTTTGTTGAGCCACTTTTTCGCGGCCCGTATTTCGGCGGCTGTTACACTACGGACTGACATTGTTCTCTTCCAAAAGAAGATTTAAAAGAAGATCTTCCATACTTCTGTCATATTCTTTTTGAACAGACCCTGGAAACTGGGTCATATCTTCCAGAGTTGAAGTTTCAACCATATTCTTAAAATCCCAGGCATCCAAGAAGTCCTCACTAAACTGTGGGCCTGTGTCTGCTGGAGGGGGATCCATGATAGAGGCTAAGGAAAGACCTGCCGTAGGGGCAATCTTACTGAACAGTGTTT